TTATTATGGTTATAGAATATATTACCTCTAGAATTTGAGTCTTCGTCACCAAATCTAATTCTAGCAACAGAATCATTGCTAGTTAATAAAGTCATACCAACATCAGTAGTTGCCTCTAAAACTAAGTCATCAGCATCAGTCGCTGGTGTAACTGTACCAGCAGAGCTTGCAAAAATGTTTAGCTTGCCATCAACAATAATATCGCCGTCAAGAGTTGTATCGCCGACTATTGTTGTGTCAAGATTTAATATTGGAGCAGTAGCAGTACCACTATTATTTATATTAGTACCAGCAGTAACACTTAAAACTCCAACAGCATTAGCTTGTACGTCATTAGAAGTGACAGGTGCATCTGCTATTGTAAATATATTTACTGTTTCATCTGATTCTGTTCCTAGAGTATTTATAGATGTAATTCTAGATGTATAGTTAGTGCCTATAGGTGTAAAAGTTAGCTCACATTTATTGGTGTTAACGATTTTACTAAAAAGATGATTGCCTGCATTATCTTCAAGATTTACTCTATATTCATAATCAGGGTAATCTGTTGCTGCATCCCAAGATAAGAATGGTCTGCCTGTACTACTAGAATTAGTATCAGTGAAACTTACATTAGCTGGTTTTGATACAGCAAAAGCTGAGGGTATAGCTGCTAATTCTTCTGTTGGCTCTTGACTCGGTATTGTCCAAGGATATATGTCTTCGTATTCTATTAAGCTAACAGACACTAAACCATTTGGTTGTAATTCTAATGCTTCTACTCTACAAACAATGCCGTTAGATGGAACAACAGTAGGATCATAACCAGCTCCAGCATAAAGAAATCTTGCAAGATCCCCAACATTTAACTTATACAATTTAGACCTGCCTAAGAATTTTATTGTTGTTTGCTTTCTGCTTCTTTTTAAAATTGCTTGAGCCATATTGTTAGCAATATAAGGGTCAGTGATATATGGGAACTCTGCTTTTATTTCTAGTATTTCATCGCCATCATCTGAGTAGTATTCTGGCGATGCATCATGTAAGGCTGTTGTTGTATCTAACTCATATTTTTTGTTAGCGTTAAAAAATTCAACAATAACTTTATTAGCTCTTTTGTCTTTACTTCCATAATCAATACTCACACCAGCATCTGCAATAATATCGTACTCTGTTATTTGATATATTCCAATGGTAGAGGTAGCTGTATCTTCAATTGATAACTCATATTGACCGTCTATATAAAGAAAGATACCTCTCATATTTGCAAGAAGCTCTTTAGCATTATCCATTACATTTTTATTAGTATCTAAATAACCATTGCAATGAAATCTTTTAACCTTAACTAAAGTAGTACCATCATCATCTATCCATTCTCCCGGATCTCCCGGCAAATCAGGTGGTGCATAAATTCTATACTCAGGACTTTGTCCAAAAAATTCATTTCTTTCAACTTCTTTAATTTCTACGCCATCTAATATAGTTGTAGAATTTGAATCTACTAATGTTAATAATTCGCCAACTTTATGTTGAAACCATACATCATTGGCAGAAGTACCTTTAACAGTTATATAATCATCATCACTATTAGCACTAAATGTTATTGATTTTGCTGACCCATTAAAATATGGCTGGTCTTCTTCTACATCGCAAACATTAGCAGCAGCAGTAAATGTAGACATATTTATTTGTGATGCTGTTAAACCTTTTCCGTACTCATTATTAGTAATGTAGTCAAGGAAGGTTAAGGCTGGATTACTTGAGAACTTATAAGTTGATGCAGTTCCAAAAGTTTGATCTCCGTCTCTTGGATCATAAACTCTTTTACCTTTTACCTGTACTGTCAACTGTGGAATACCACTAAACATTCCTTCTTTATCAAACTTGTAGTGAGCTGAGATGTAACAAACACCATCTAATCTATGCGATGAAGTCCAATTAGGCATTGATGCAACAAGCATTGGGTCTGCTGTTTGTGATGGGGCGCCATGATGTAAATTAAATGTTATTCTATATCTAAGAGTTGGGTCTGTTCCAAAATTACCAGCACCAGCATCAGTTGTTACACCAACCTGTGATACAGTATTTAATGGTTTGTGTGTTTTATAACCAGTCTCACCATTTCTATCTGAGCCAATATAACAACCATATCTAAACCTAGTACCATCAGTTAAAGGATTGCCGTCAAGCTGGATACTGGCACCAATCATCTCGTCACATTCACCTACTGAGACTGCATATACTAAAAAGACGTGTCGTGAGTCATTGGTTGAGGTATCCATGTAAACCACCTGCGCGCCTACCCTTCTTGTTCCGTATACAACAGGAATCTTACCACCAGCAGCAGTTTTATTAGCCATGATGCTTTGACCTTGAGACATCATCTGTCTTGCTTGCATATAGCCTTTAACGCCTGTTATGGCAGTTATAGCTGTAAATGCAAATTGTACTGGGCTGCTTGTTATATATCCTACAATTGCACTGCCGATAGCTCTAAAAAATGCACCAATCATTTACATTCCCCACCTTACGTCATCTTTTACCTGTGTAGCGAATTCCATACCTTTATCACCTGAACTAAATGCTTGCTGGCTTTCATCACTAAAATGACGACCTTTTGTTAAGTTCCAATTACTCCAGTGTGAAGCAACAGTCATAGTTAATGTAGATGATTCAATATTTTCTGAAATTGATACGCTTCTAATTTGCCCTGTAAAATAATTAATAGCACCAACAATAGATTCACCAGAACCAAAATAAGCTAAATAAACGTTAACTATTTTATCTGTAAAAGCTCCGTCTTTAACTTTTGACCTAACTTCTGACGTTACGTTTGAAAATTGTATGTTTAACTCATCAACTTGTAGCTGTCCTGTTTCTGTAGCAGAATCAAGTGTTATAAAAGAACCACCAGGCTCATAATCATTTGAGTCATAAGTCACTTGAGTATACCAATCAGTTAATCTGATTGTAGATGATAGATTAAGTTCAATAAGAAAAGCTGATCTGCTTTCGGATGCTTCTACCTGAGCCTCTAAAGCAGCACTAAGGCTTCTAGGCATTAGGTTATAACCTCTCTAACATCGAAAGAAATATTATAAAAACCGCTAGCATCTGTTGTGTACATAATGTCATTGCTTTCAAGATATACTTCAAAAGCTGGTTTATTTACAGTAACCGCCTCATTACTAGCTACACTGTCTACTAATGTTGGTGTTATGTTAACAGTTGTATGTCCTAATCCGTCTGAATCAGTGGCAGTTCTAACCATGTAAACTTTATTATGATCGGCAAACTGTATCAAATCACCAGCTTTTAAAACATCACTTGTACTTGCTGTAAATCCTACTAAATCTATATTTCCATCACCTGAACTATGACCACCAAATGCAACTTCTATATCTGTCTCGTCTTTTCCTACCCCAAGATTGTCTAGTGGTGCTTTTATAGTAAATGTATCAAAAGAACCTTTTTGCTTGTTTAAGAAAGCAAATATTTGTTGTGCTTTTTCTTGTTGTAAAGGTGGCATTTGCACTGTAAAGCTAAAATATTGCGCTCCTATTTGTCTTGCTTGTCTTCTACCTGATAGAGTTTGATTTACTAATGTTGGGCTATTACTTGTAAAACTAATACTTCTAAAATTTGGGTCTGTTGGAAATTGTCCTGCCATTATACGACTCCCATTTTGCCTTGATTGTTCATGGCGTTATTTATGATTGATGTTATTAAACCTTTTCTTGATGCTAGTAACTGGTCAAAGCCAGCAGCATCTACTGTTGATATATTAAAGTTGACTGTAGGTGATGATTGCATTGCCTGACCTTTTGTATGATCTATAACAGTTTCATTTGGATGTAGCATAGCCATAAAACCACCCTTGCCATCCATGCCACCTGCTCTTATGCCTTTGCCTGTAAAACCACCGCCATCCAAATCCAACATTCCATCTACCGCATTACCAAAATCACCGTTAAATAAATCGCCTGCATCAGTAATAAAACCTTTAACCATTCCAACAGCTTTTTGTACTATAAATACTTGTATCAATTCATTTATTACTGCTCTAACAACTGAAGTAGCTAAATCTTTAAAGTCTAAGAATTGTTTATTTGTAGCATCAAAGAAATTTGTAAATGCTGTAGTAAGTTGACCATCAATAGTGTCTGCAAAGTCTTTAGTTATAACAATGCTGTCTTTTATTGTGTTATTAAAATCATCTTGTGTAACAGAACTATCATCTGTTGATACTTTAAGTTTTTTTTGTATATCAAGTTGTTTTTGTTTTTTGTCAATAAAATCTTTTGTTATTGCTACATTATCCTTGGCTACTTGCAGTGCTACTTTATTAGATTCACTAAATGGGTCTTGCTCATACATTTTCTGCAATTTAGAAACTGTTTTTTCTTGTTTTTCTAATATGGTATTTAATTCTTCCATATCTTTAGTAAACAAATCAGGTTTAATTAAACCCATAGCTTCTGCAAAATCAAGAATAGCTTTTGCTGTATTAACAAAAGCACTTTGTAATGGCACTAAAACATCTCGTTTTAATCTATTCATGGTGTCATTGAAATCTTCAGCATTTCTAATTGTTTCTTCATCAATTATGCCAGTTGCAGATTCAGCTAAATCATCCATAGCCACAGCACCACTTTTAACTAAGTTAGCCATTTGTATACCAACTCTTGATCCAAATACTTGAGCTAATAAACCACTTCTTTTAAGTGGGTCTTCTATAGCTTCAATACTATGGAAAAATTCTTTAAATAAATCTTCAGTATTTTTAGTTTTACCATCAACATCTTCTAAAGAAATACCCATCTCTTCAAAAGCTCTTTTGGCTAAACCAGTACCCATAGTAGCTTCACCAACACCTTTAGCAAAAAACCTAAGTGCCTTAGTAAAACCTTCTGTGCTTATTCCTGATTGCTCTGCTGCAAATTGATATTGTTGTAAGAATGTTGTGCTTACATTTACAGAATCAGCAAGTTTTCCTATATCGTCTGCTACTTGTAGAGCTTGATTTCCAAATTGAACAATCTGTCTTACAGCAAAAACACCAGCAAAAGCACCAGCTAATTTCTTCATAGCTGATTGTGTGCTGTTAATGTTTTTATTGACTGAATTAAAACCTTTCTTTGTTTGGTCTTGAGCTTTAATTCTTAATTTATAATCAGTTGCCATTTTTTATTTGCCTATTTTTTTCCTCTAAATATGCCATCCATCCTGTAAACTCGGATAAGGTCATCTTTTCTTCTAGTTCCTGGAGTGTGCAATGCAACATCTCAGCTAGATAATATTTAGCAAATAAGTCCTTATCCTCTGCTACTTTTTTGCTTGTTCTTCTACACTAGGCGATGACATGATTTCAGTTGCAACTCTTGCAAGCACATCTTTGTCAACACCATTCATTAGTGTATGTTTATCTGATAGATCAAATACTTTTTCACCATCAGAATCTAAGGCTTTATGTATTAAGCAATAAGCCA